AGTGAATCGGTTAGGGTTTGTCAAAATCTGCCCTGGTTGAATGAGGCGCTCACCGTTAACAATTCTGTAAACAATCGGCGCATCCTTTACGGGCAATCGATATACAAACCGCTCGAGTGGAATCCAGGCAAGCAGGACGGACTCAATGCGCACTTTTGTTGTATTGATGAATATCACGCCCATCCAAATGATGAGCTTTACAACGTAATCCGAAACTCAATGGGTGCAAGGCGGCAGCCGTTGCTGTTTACCATTACGACGGCGGGCTTCAATCGTGAGGCGCCATGCTACAAGCACCGGCAGTACTGCGCAGGGGTGTTGAGTGGCAACATAAAAGACGATGCTTTGTTTTCGGTGATCTATACATTGGATGAGGGCGATGATTGGACGGACCCGGCAGTATGGGCCAAAGCAAATCCAAACTGGGGTATTTCTGTAAACCCGCGCCAACTTGAGCAAGGATTGACCGAGGCCAAGGAGTTCGTGCACAAGGAGGTTGAATTTAAAACCAAACTGCTGAACGTGTGGACCGATACGGCAATGACTTGGATTTCAGACAGTGATTGGAAAGCTTGCGATGGATTGGATGATCTTGAAGGCGCTTTGTGTTATGGCGGTTTGGATTTGGCAAGCACTGGGGACTTTTGCGCATTCTCGTTATACTTCCCAGAATTTCACGCGATTCGCTCATGGTATTGGTTACCAGTCGAGACGGCATACAAACGAAAGGACGCCGCAGGGCAATCGATTAGGCAGTGGGCGAGCGATGGGCATATTGAGTTAACGGACGGAAACGTAACTGATTACGCTTTTATTAAGGCGCGGGTTATTCAGTTGGCCCAGCAGTACGACATCAAAGACATTGCATTCGACCGCTTCAACTCTTCGCAGTTGGTGATTGAGCTACAAAATGAAGGCTTGCAAATGTTTCCTTTCGGCCAGGGCTTTGTATCAATGTCGGCACCTACCAAAGAACTGGAGCGGTTGACAAAGGATAAACAATTAAGGCACGCGGGCAATCCTGTTACTCGTTGGATGATGGGCAACATAATGCTGCGCACCGATCCTGCGGGTAATATCAAAATAGACAAAGCCAAGTCGGGCGATAAAGTCGATGGGCCTGTTTCGATAGTTATGGCGTTGGGCACTTGCATGCAGGATGCCGCCAAAGAAAAAGAATCTGATTTTTGGTTTGTAAGCTTATGAAATTTTTGGATGACTATATGCAGGAATATTACAACAACCTACCGAGATATCGGACATATGAGGATGCCTACAACGCAACCGAGGAAAAGTATTTCGGCAAGTTTGGCGTGCGTCGTTATAAAAACTACGATGTATTCAGGGCAGCATTGAGCAGGTGGTTGGCCCAGGGGCGTAATAAGTAATTTGTTAACGTGATTGATTTAGGGCAGTTGTAATTTGCGGGCGATGAATCTAAAATTCTGGCAGCCAAAAAGAGCGGAGAAGCGCAGTAGCTTATCGCAGCCAACTGATTGGCTAGTGAATACTTTACAAAATGTTTTCGGATATCAAACAAAAAGCGGTCAGGCGGTTAATGATCGCACGGCGCTATCTATTGCGTCGGTGCATGCGTGTGTTAGAGTTATTGCAGACGGTATTGCGGGGCTATCTTTAAAGTTGTATAAAGACGATGGCACCAATCGCGAGCAGGTTGTAATCCATTACGCTACGGCATTGGTAAACGAGCCAAACCCGTATCAAACAAAATACGATTTTACCAAATACATGGTGAGCCACTTGGCGCTCAAGGGCAACGCCTACGCTTTTATTAATCGCGACAGCAGATATTTGGGCATTGAGTTGCACCCGATTGCACCTGATTACGTGCAACCAATCATGCAGGACGGCCAATTGTTCTACAAAGTGAATCGCAAGGGATTCCCCGGCATGATCCCAGCGGCCGACATGTTGCACTTTAAAGGGCTTTGTGGTGACGATCCGCTTGTGGGTTTGTCGCCAATCGTGGTGCACGCCGAAACCTTGGGCATTGATTTGGCGGCGATTAGCCAGAGCGCTGGCGTCTACAAAAATGGAGTATTGAAATTTTTGTTAACATCCGATGCGCAGATTAAACCCGAGCAGGCAGTGCCATTGAAGAAATCGCTCGACGATGTAATTGATGGGGCAAGCCGCAGCACTGTGCTACCCAACGGCATCAAGATGGAAAAATTGAGCCTATCGCCAGAAGAGGCACAGTATTTGGAAACCCGCAAGTTTTCGGCCGAGGAAATCGCCCGCATTTTTGGGGTGCCCGCTTCCATGATCGGCGCAAAGGATGGCATCAAGTCCAGCGTTGAGCAGGAATATCAAGACTTTTATGCTCGCACTTTGGCAAGTTACGCCATTAACATCGAGCAGGAAATGGCCCGCAAGCTGTTAACAGAAAATGATAAGTTAACCTATTACTTTAAATTTAACTTTAATTCGCTGTTGAGAGCCTCCGCCAATGAGCGCGCTGATTACTACAATAAAGGCATTCGCGGCGGTTGGCTTTCACGTAACGAGGCCCGCATGTTTGAAGATGCAAACGGATTTAATGGAGGCGATGAGTATTTAATTGAATCCAATTTGATGCCGTCTAGCAAAATCGATGAATACATGGACGCTAAAATTGCGCAACTAATGAGCACCGCCGACAAAAACAACAACCCAGAGGGAATCAATAACACAGAAGTAATCTAATGAAACAAGAAAGGCGCACATTTACGGGCACCGTCCACACCAGGTCAGAAGGCGAAGGCATGCCACAAGAAATTGGCGGCATTGCTGCTGTCATTAATTCCGCTACGGATCTCGGATATTTTGAAGAGGTTATTTTGCCGGGGGCGTTTGACAATGCTCTGTCTAAAGATTACGACATCCGTTGTTTGTTTAATCACGAAGCCGAGTTAATTTTGGGACGCACTAAAGCAAACACCTGCAAAGTGTTTGTAAATGGCGATGGCAATCTTGAATATACCTGGGTGCCTGATTATGAAAACCCAACCCATATGAGCGTTGTGCGTTCTATCATGCGCGGCGATATCACGCAGAGTTCATTTGCTTTCACCATTAAAGAACAAACTTGGAGCGAGTCGGAAAAGTATGGATCTATGGGCAAGCGCACAATCAAGGTTATTGATGAGTTATTTGATGTGAGCCCAGTAACCTATCCCGCTTACGCCGATACCGAAGCTGATGCCCGCAGTATTGTTGCTATGCGTGATCAGGAACAAGAAATTGAAGAGGCCAAAAGAAGCCAAGCCTCTGCCGATGTTATTAAATTGGCTTTATTGAGATACCAAAACCTTTAAACAAAAAACAAAATCATGAATAAAATTAAAGCATTGAAAGAAGAGCGTGGACGTTTGCTCGGCGAATTGTCTACCTTGCAAACCACAATCGAAAAAGAAGCCAGATCTATGGCTGATTCAGAAACTAACCGCTTAAGCGAAATCGAGGCTCGTTTGGGCGCGATCAAAGCTGAGGTTGAAACCTTGGAAAAGTTGCAGAATCTTGCAGCTCAAGCCGCTGGCCACGTTGCTAGCCGTAGCGAGGAAAAAGAAAAGTCAGAAATGGCTAAAGAGTACAGCTTTAAGCGCGCTATTGATATGGCTATTTCTGGCCGTCGCGAAGGTGTTGAAGGTGAATTTTCTGCCTTGGCTTCTAGCGAGTATCAGCGTAGCGGTGTAAGCGTAGCGCTCACTCTATGAAAATCCCTTCTGAAGTTTTCAAGCGTGATATGTCTGCTACTGGCGGAACTTCTGGCTCTGAAGGTGGTGTAAACGTTCAAACTTCTGTTGGTTCTATCATCGATGTATTGTTGCCTAAGACTGTATTGCGCGGTTTGGGTGTTCAGCAGTTGTCTGGATTGGTTGGTAACTTGGATATGCCAACTGCTTCAACTGTACCTTCTGCAGGTTGGAATACTGAAAACGGAACTGCTACTGAAAAGAGCCCCGCGTTCAGCAAAATCACTTTCAGCCCTAAGCGTTTGGCCGCTTACATTCAGGTATCAAACCAGTTGATGTTGCAATCTAGCAACTCAATCGACGCTTACGTGCGTAACTGGCTCTTGAATGCTATGGCTCAATCTTTGGAAACTGCTGCTATTAAAGGTGGTGGATCTAACGAGCCTACCGGTATCATTGCTAACTCTTCAGTTAACGTAACTTTTGCAGGTGGTGCATCTTCTAACAGCACAAACGCTAACGGTATCGCTCCAGTATGGGCTGACGTTGTGAATTTGATGAAGGCTGTAGAAAACGCTAACGGCGAAGGTGTTGCTTACTTAACTAACCCTAAAGTAAAAGCTGCTTTGCAAACTATTCCTCGCCAAGCTTCTGGTGTTGAAGGAAATTTCATCTGGCCTGCAGGTGGTGCTGAATTGAACGGTTACAACGTAGCCACTTCAACTTTGGTTCCTAGCAACTTGACCAAAGGAACTAGCAGCACATTGTCTGCAATGATCTTCGGAGATTTCAGCAAAATGGCTATCGCTTCTTGGGGTGGTATGGAGTTGACAGTTGACCCTTATTCTGGCGCAACTGCTGGCTTGACTAACGTTGTTTTGAATGCTTACTTAGATTGCAACTTGTTGCAGCCTACTGCCTTCGCAGTTTGTAAGGACATCGTAGCCTAATAACTTGACCGCTTGGGGTCATTAAAGTACCAAGTGCCGGGGGTGATCTTGACTGCATCGCCCCTGGGCCAATATGAAAGTGAGATTTACAGCAAACCCTACAGGGCAATTTAATTTAAGTTACAACGTAGGCGAGGAAGTAATAATGGAAACCAAGCAGGCCATGCTCTTAATTGAGGCGGGCGTTGCTGAAGAGATTGCAGTATTGACGCCAGCCAAGCCTAGTAAAAAGGCAAAGCCAGTAAACCCTGAAACCGAACTAGACGCCGAATAAAATGTTTGTTAGCCGTAGATATACCGCCTTCGCAAATGCCGCCACTGATTACCTCAGTTTGGCAGATGCAAAAACCCATTTAAGGGTTACAAGTTCCTCAGATGATACTTACATTTCGGGGCTTATCTCTATGGCAATTGATGCCTGCAGTAATTATTTGGGCTACTCGATTCGCAAAGGGACGGCAAAGTATGGCTTTGACTCATTTACGGGCCAGCCTGCGCTTGTGAATCCCGTGAATGGTCTGAATATACCTTCGGGCAATTATCTGCGCTTAAACACGCGCTGTTTGGCTATTAACTCCGTGAGCTATGTGAACGATTCGCAGGCAGTTGTTGCTTTTGATTCTGCCGATTGGTTGGCTTCGCCTGATCCGATGGGCGGGTATTCTCGAAATATCTTTTTTGAAGATACCCCATCCTCAATAACAGACGATGTGATTAAGTACATCGTTGAAATTTCTGAGGGTTTTAATCCTGTCGGCACTTCATCTGTAGATCCCGACACCATCCTACCCGCAACAATTAAGCACGCGGCGCTGTTGTTGGTTGCTCAGTATTACGATAACAGGCAGGCCATTATTGTGGGAACTATTCAAAGCACGATGGACTTCGGTTTCCACTACCTACTCGATCCGTACAAAATCCAAATCATGATCTAATGAATGCGGGGTTAATGGACGTTTTGGTGAGCCTACAAAGTTATACCGAAACCATAGATAGCAACACAGGCGAGAAGCTGCAAACGTGGACGGAATATGCAACCGCCTGGGCGCAGCGTGTTGAGCAGGAAAGTGGCGCCGAGAATGTAAACGCAGACCGCAGAGAACATAAGCAAATTGTGATGTATACCATTCGTTTCAATTCGGCCGTAGGCGTTAAGCACAGGGTGGTTGATGACAATGGAGCGCACAACATTGTTAACATTGCAAACCTTCAGCGCAATCTATATTTGAAACTACAAACCGAATTAACGCAATAATGGAGAAAATCGACGGACTCGCTGAAACCTTGGAAGCCCTAAAGGCTATGGGGGTCAGTGTGAAAAGTCGTAAACTTCAGCAAGTTTTAAAGAAAAGCGCAAGCCCAATTATCGCAACCGCCAAAAGTTTGGTGCCAGTTGATACAGGCGATTTGCGGGACTCAATCGGTTTTATTAATAGCAAGGATAATCAGAACTATGACAAGGCTTTGATTGGCTTGCGCAAGGAGTACCACAACAACTATTTGGGCGTGATGTATGAATACGGCACGGTTGAGCGAATCCAATCGAGCACAGGCCGCTATACAGGCGCCATTGCCCCCGTGCGTTTTATGCAAAGGGCCGTCGATTCAAACGCCACAAGCGTAGAGGAAAACATAATAAAAGGCGTTGATCAAATCATTGCCGATTTAGCAAAGAAAAATAATCTAATATACAAATAACCATGGCAATCTCTGGACCAGTAAACGGCACGCTTATAAGCATCTATAAAGATGTTAGCGGAACCTTGACCAAAATCGCAAACGCGACATCTCATTCAATCGACATTTCTAAAGATATGATCGACGTTACTAACAAAGACAGCGCAGGCGCTAAAGAATTTATCGCTGGCGAATATGGCTACACTTTGAACGTTGAAGGTATTTTTGAAGAAGATGCATCTGTGAGCACAAGCGGTTTGTCTTTTAAAGATCTTTTGACCGATTTGTTAGCGGGTACTTCTGTTACAATTGTAATGACTACCAACAGCAGCGGCGACCAAAAAATGACAGGCGGCGCTTTCTTTAGCAGCTTGTCTTTGAGCGCACCTAACAACGACAAAGCAACCTTCACAGGAACTTTGCAAGGTACAGGCGCCTTGACCATTGGCACCGTTTCATAATTTATTTGTTATCTTTGTGGCATGAGCCACATTACAATCGGGGGTGTTCAGCACCCCCTTTTATTTAACATGAACAGCCTGCGCAACGTAATGCAGTTGGCTGGAATGGAAAATTTCGCAGATCTAAACCTGCAAAAAGACCTTGCCAAATCTATGGACTTTGCACTAGCCTGCGCATTCTATGGGATCCTGGAAGGCTACGAAGCCGACGGCAAAAAAACGCCATACCCCACCATCCAAAAGTTGGGCGCATCGGTTAAAAGATTTACAGAGTTGAGCCCTGCATTGGATGGATTCACGCAGGCGGTTAGTGATTTCTTTAGCACCGAAGAGCCAGAGGGAAAGTAAAAGCCAAGGGCGACGGCGCACCGCTAACTTGGCGCAAGATTGAGCGCATCAGTTACGGCGAATTGAATCTAACTGAGCGGGAGTTTTGGAAATGCTCGCCACGTTTTTGGCGTTTAAAATTGGAGGGCATGCGTGAGGCGCAGCAACAGCAGTACAGAAACCAATGGGAAATCACCCGCTGGGCAGTTGCTACAGGCATGGCGCCCCACTTAAAAAAGCCAATTGAACCGAAAAGGCTGTTAACATTTCCATGGGAGGAATCCGACTATATTAGTATTGAGGAAGCGGTTAAACTATATTCGCATGTCTTTGATAAATTAACACCGGACGCCAAGGCATGAGCGCACCCATAAAAATAGTATATAACATTTTAAGCAATGCGTCAGACCTTACGGCGTTGGTTTCCACTCGCTTAAATCCTTTGCGGATTCCGCAAGAGTCTGCATTTCCTGCAATCGCTTATAATTTAGTTAGCGTAATTGCAAGCCCTACCAACACAAGCCACTCACGCACAGACTTTGCTCGGGTGCAAGTTAGTAGTTTTGGCACCACGTTTGCCGATGCGATGGACACAGCCGCACAGGTTCGGGCCGCGTTTGAAGCTGCTACCTTTCCAGATACTTTTAATGGGGTTTACTGCCAGGCGATTGAGTTCGATGGCGAGGTGCATTTGGTTGAAGATGAGGCAGGATTTGCGGGGATTTATCACGTTGCTCAGGACTTTATAATTAATTACATTTATGCCGCGCCAGTGCCATCTGGTGCCAGTTATTTGTTGCTCGAAGATGGCGCTTATTTATTGCAAGAAGATAGTTATAAAATAGAATTGTAAGCATGGCAAGGTCGTTAAATATAGTAATTGGCGCAAACATTGAAAAGCTCAGACAGGGCTTTAATGATGCGATATCAGTAATAAAAAAGGCGGGCGGTGAAATGTCTGCCGATGTGGCTAAGAGTGCGAAGAGCATTGAGGAGAAGCTAGCAAGCATTGCAACTAAAAATCCAACAGCGGGAACTGTTAGGCAGTTAACAAATTTGGCGATGGAAGCGCGGGCATTGGGTCCAGAGTTCCAAAATGTAGCTAATGATATAATTCGTGAAGCGGGTAGGATTAAAGATAGCATAGGCGATGCCAGGGCGGAAGTTGGATATTTTGCAAGCGATACCCGACGCCTCGATGCGGTATTGGGTGCAGTTGGCGCTATAGCCGGGGCTTTTGGGGCCGTTGAGGGCGCACTTGCATTGGCAGGGGTTGAAAACGAGGATCTACAAAAAACAATGGTAAAGCTTCAGGGCGCCATTGCTTTGGTGAATGGAGTGCAAGCGATACAAAAAGTGTTGCTAGATGAGAATGCAACCAAAACGGGAGTGCTCGCCCTAGCAAACAGAGTATACACGAGCGCAACCGCAGGCGCCACAGGTGCTACATTGGCATTTAGAACGGCCTTAATGTCTATAGGTATTGGTGTTGTTGTTGCAGGAATTGGCGCACTAGTCGCAAACTTTGACAAATTAAAAGACGCAATTTTCCCAGCCGATGCAGCGTTAAAAAGTTTAAACAACACTCTTGATAAGACCATAGCAAAAAATGAAAATGATATTAAAATCCTAGAAGCCAAGGGCGACAAGTTGGGCGCCTTTGCAAAGCAAGAGCAAAACTTAAATATAACTTTACAAAAGGCTCGCGCCAACTTTGGCAAAAACAATAAAGAGAACTGGGGCAAAATAATTGACGACACTAAGACAGCCCTTTTAGTTTTAAAAATTGAGCGAGACAATTACAATACAGAAGAGGCGGCTAAGCAAGCCGAGCACGCAGCAGATGTTTTAAAACAGCAGCAAGATGCTTATAACAAACGCCTTGCAAAACAGCGTAAGTTTAACGAAGAGCAGGCCAAAATAGAAAGGGAAGGGCAAGAGCGAGTAAGCAGTTATTACTCTATTGACAGACAAGGCATAGACAAAGCAACGCCAAAACTAAACCCTAAGCCAATTAGCGGGCCTATTCAGTCTACTAGCAAAGCCATGACGGAAGCCGAGCGAGAGATTCGAGCATCTGAACTAAGGCAGGCTTTAGACGCTGAGGATTATCAGGAGAGAATGACAAAATCTATGGAGGGCGTTAACCAGGCGTTTAATAGTTTGACAGCTGACGGACTAGAAGCGTTTGGAGTATTCTTGGGCGATATTATGACGGGCCAAATTGGAAGCTTTCAAGATTTTGGCAAGAAATTACTGGGAGCGGTTGCGGCATTCATGAAATCATTTGGGCAAGCATTGATTGCAACGGCCACAGCGTCGAAGGCTTTTAAAGAGTTGCTAATTAAAAACCCTGTGCTTGCAGCTGCTGCGGGTGTTGCATTGATTGAGGGCTCTGCGGTGATCACTAACATGCTTAACAAAGGCCCACAGGCTACAGCATTCGCCGAGGGTGGAATTGTGAGCGGTCCGACATTGGGATTGGTGGGAGAATATCCCGGGGCAAGTAGTAACCCTGAAGTGATTGCGCCACTTGATAAATTGAAGGGCATGCTAAACACAAACGAGCAAAGCGGATTTGTAGCAAGCACCACAATACAGGGGCGCGATTTGGCGATAGTATTGGAACGATATAACAAAGATTCAAGAAGAGGATAATGGCAAGGAAATACTATGGTTCGTTTTATTCGGTTACGGGCAAACTGCACCGCGTTGAGATTTGGGATGCGCCGAGCGGTTCGGGATCAGGTGGCACAGAGTTAAAACTTGCGGGCGATGGCTACGAAATACAACGCGATGGTGAAGGAGATACATTTTATCAAAATGCTATCAGACCTTCACGCAGTACAAGTTATTGGGTTATGCCATCCAACACAGTACTGGGCGAGTTCAAAGCAATTGCCACAACATCAGAACAATTTTGGGCTGTGCTTATTTATCAGGACAACTCCCTGGTGCACGTCGGCCGAGTTCTTGCGGATCAAATGACATTCCAACGTGAAGCCATAGAAGCTAAGCCCATTATTTCTTTGGGCGCTGTGGATGGCTTGGAACTTCTGAGCGGTTACAAAGTACAAGCTTCGTGGTTTACCGATGGCAAAATAACAATCGCACAGTTATTTCGTCGGTGCCTAGATGAGTTGGCCCTTAAAGATTACTGGGTTGTTGCTAGTGCAAATACGGATTATTTTCGTGATGCTGTTGCGCCGTTTTCTTTGGATGCTACACGCAAAGGGATTGATCTTTTGCAGGTTGATGTAAATACTTTTGTAGACAATTACGACCAATTTAAAGACATCAAAGCTACCGACATTGCTGCTTTTCAATATGCTGAAAACAACATGATGGATTGCAAGTCGGCACTTGAGCAAGTCTGCGAAATTCTGCAGGCTCGATTCATTCTAGAAATCGGGAAGTATTGGCTAGTGAGCGCAACCGAATATCTAGATACAACAGTTGCCTATCGCCAATATAACTACACGCTTCAGTATATTGGAACGGGTACCTACACGCACACGGTAACGCTCGGAAACGATGTGCGCCCGCAATGGATAGCCAAGCCATCACTGAGCTATCAGGCGGCCGCTAAATACGTGCAGATTGACACAGAGCGAATGCTTGCGGCCACGGCCTACAGAACTTATGCAAATCAATCAGACGCTTCATTTGCTAAAACATTTACAGGGGTGCCAACTGGTAGTACGCCAGATGCTGCTCCCTTAAGAATCCGATTTGCTATAAAATTTGGCAGGCATACATTTACCACTTCGCCAACGGGTCCAGAGGATAAGACAAAAGTACGAATCAAAATATATTTGAGAGATGGAGGCAGTGGCTACAGGGTATTAGATTTAAATACTTTGCTATGGGTCAGCGCTTCGTCTGTACCAGGTGCGACATTTGTAGAAGAGATTGCAAACGACTTTCAAAATAGTAACTGGACATCATTTGTATTTGATAAGCAAGTGAGCACACCGCCTGCAGGCTTTACTATTTTAGAAGTCGAAGTAATTCAAGTGCAAGCGGTAAAACAAAAATTTAATATATTCGGAAACCCTAGCGCGTTAAATGAATTTGATAAACCATTTTGGGGATCTATACAGCTAGCATTCGCCGACGCTTCGCCATACCAAAACCCAGATTTTACTTTCAACATAACCGAAACCTACACGCCAAATACGGCCAACAGCGTAAACTCTACGCCGATAATTTTAGAGCCAAAGTATTACAGCAGCTCAAGCAAATACGCTATCGGAAATATAGACGCTTACAACTCAAGCAACCAGTGGGTAATTGCAGACGATTGGCGAGGGGGATGGGATAGCACAACACACGGCACGCCTACTGAAATGCTCGGCCAAGGCATTGCAGGATTGTATAAGGATTTTGTGCCAACAATACGAGGCACCTGGGCAGACTCAGGAACTTTAACCGCGATTAAATCACTTTACTTTGATGACTACAAATGGCTATTAAATGGCGCTGTTTATACAGCACGATCTGAGCAGTGGGACGGCGAGTGGGTAGGCTTGGTACCAATCTACACGGGGCTAACTTCATCGGGCGAGGGGTTGAAAGTTGGCACAGGTTTAAAGGATCGCGTTAATTATATGGACGATCAGATTGGGCGATTAAATGACTCCGTACAGCGGACGCCTGCATTGGTATTAAATTATTTAGTGAATGATGCCGACGGTGCGCCCGCAACTACACCAACGCAAAATACACGTTACGAGGTGATGGTGCAATACGACGATGCAGCCGAACAAGTTGCATGGCATTTGCAGGAACACAACGCAAGCGTAACCTACACCGCAGGCACCCACACAATTACAAACGGCTACGAGCTTATTATTTGCAATACTGCGGATGGCAATGTAACTGTGAACTTGCCCGATGCCACCGAGAGCAAGGGCAAGAAATACTATTTCATGAAGACGGCAACCAACCACGTGGTAACTATAAGCGGCGGCTCTTATAATATAAACGGCTCAAGCGCAACTACAATCAATTCACTTTACGGCAGCAAGACAATTATAAGCGACGGCGCCCAGTGGTATATTATTGCTAGCGTTTAATTTGTTAACGGCTGCGCGGTGGGTGTTTTGTAATTTTGGGCTATGCCTAATCAAAAAATTAGCGAATTAACCGCAATTGTAACTGTTGACAATAGCGTAGACGTTCTGCCTATTGTTGACATTTCAGCAAATACTACAAAGAAAGTAACACCTAACGCGCTTAAAACTGCGCTCGCGTTGGATAACGTAAACAATACCAGCGATGCAAACAAGCCAGTAAGCATTGCGCAGCAAGACGCGTTAAATGCAAAGGTTGACGAAAATGCGCCAATCGTTGCAGCTACAAAAACAAAGATAACCTACGATGCGAAAGGGCTTGTAACTGCAGGCGACATATTAGACGCTGCGGATATGCCGACAGGAATAAACGCGGCCAACATTGGAGCGGGTGCAGTAAGTTCTACGGAGTTTGGATATTTGGACGGGGTAACTTCTGCAATTCAAACGCAGATTAACAGCAAACAAGCAACGCTTGTAAGTGGTACGAATATTAAAACGATTAACGGGGCTACGGTATTGGGCGCGGGTGATATCACAATTGCGGGCAATCCCCCAAGCGGTGTGAGTGGTGCAATTCAGTTCAGCGATGGTAGTGCGTTTGCAAGTGATGCGACAAATTTCTTTTGGAACAACACCACAAAAAGGTTGGGGGTTGGTACGAATGCGCCAAGCGCACAAGTTCACATCAAAGGCAGCGGCTCAACCTCCGCCACTACATCGCTTTTGGTGCAGAATAGTGCGGGGACGCAAATGATGAAAATGGGTGATGCGGGGTATTTCTTTGCGGGAAACTCGTCGGCTAATACTTATATCATTAATGACCCAAGTGATGCGGGATATTTTGCTACACAAGGTCCGATTTTTTTACAAAACGGAGGAACAACAAGTGTTGCAATAATTGGGCAAAGGATGTCTATTGGTAAAGGCACAAGTTATGCAGATGCTTCGGCAACATTAGAATTATCAAGCACAACCCGTGGATTCCTAATGCCACGAATGACAACAACCCAAATCAATGCCATTGCTTCTCCCGCAAATGGCTTGGAAGTTTACAATACTACCTTGGCGTGTCCTTGTTTTTACGATGGTACAACATGGCGCAAAGTTTCTCATACCACAATGTAAAACACTTAATTTTGTAAATATATGAAAGCAATCCAAATCAATAGTAATGTAAACCTAACAAGCGGTTTATCAATCCCATCGGGTTCAGTATGCGTAATCGCAGAAGGTTACGCAGATGTAAAAAGTCAAAAAGACGGAATCATCCCCGCCCAAATCGCAACCTTTGTTTTTGCAAGTGTACAAGCATTGGCAGAAGGCAAAGCCCCGATTCAAGGGATCGAAGATTTTAACACCACTTTTGCGGGCTTGGAATTAAGCGTTACAGATTACGAAACATTAGCAGCGGAAACGCTTTTAATCAATGCGGTTTACTCTGCGTTAAATGCAATTTATCCCGCGCAGGTTGAAGTTGTAACGATTTAATTTTTTCAGCAATGACGGCACCGAAAGTAAAACCCAATGCCCTTCCCGTCTCGTTTGACCAATTCCGTAAAAACCCAGTTGCTGCCGTGGCTTTTTGTATGCTTTTGGCTGTTAGTTATTTGTATATGGACTTGCGTTCGGGGTATAAAGAACAGATTGAAAAGAGTAATCAGAAAATTGATGCCTTGGATTTAAAGATTGATCGCCTTAGCTACGCGTTGAAAAAATCAGATAGCGCACTGGCTGCGGCTATTACTGAGATTCGCATAATGAACACAATGAAAAAACTATGAAGCACTTTACTTTGATTTTTGCAGCCTGTTTATTTGTTAGCATCGTTGCTGTACCTACAGACAAAGCCAAGGCCGTGCCAGTGGATGAGGTCGAGGCAATGCTGGGTAAAATTACAAAAAATCTACAAGCTGCATCTGTTGCAACTGCACAGGCGAAAGCAATGGGGGAGGCAATGGTTGAAAGTAAGGTAGCGGAAAAGCAAGCGCTAAAGGAGGCAGTAGTTGAAGCTACAACCAAAGCGCAGGTGTTTGAATTGAAGGCGGAAAAATATGCCACCACAATGCGGATCATGGGCGTTGATACTGCACTGGCTGAAATGGACACCATAAGCCTCAACAATATGTTAAAACTAAACGGGTTGTAAAATGGCAAAGGCGAGCGCATCCGTAGGTAAATGGCAACCAAAACCCAAGCGTAAAAACAAGGGCGTACATTCAAAAAATAACAAGCCCGCGAAAAGATACCGCGGCCAAGGACGATGAAAAAAATACTCGAAATATTTAAGGGCGATAACGGCCAACTAAGCAGCAAGCGCTTTGTGGGGATCATTGGCGCATTTGTTCTGTTTGGAACGATGGCACACAACTCACTCAGCCCGCAGGAGATTGCACCCAGTGCAGAATTGGTGGCCGCTGTTGAATGGGTTACAATTCTAACCCTCGGCTTTACTTCTGTCGATAAGTTTAGCGGCAAAAAGGGTGAGCAAGAGTAACCTCACCATCCTGCTGTTGATCCTGCTTGTTTTTGGCGGGATGGCTTACGTGGAATTTGCGGTACCAAAACGCGAGCGGGTAGTGCACGGCCCTGCGATTAGGATCGTTGAAAAAGACCTCGACACACTCTATCAAATCCGACTAAAATACAAAACGCTTCACGACACTCAAATTGTAATTAATGAAAAATATGACACGCTCTATATTACTCTTAACGGTGATACTTCTTGCGGCACCACGCTACGGCTTATCGCAATGCACCGACAGCTTGACACTCTCGGCAAATAATTACTATCTGCTGAAAGGCGCAGAAGCCCGGGAGAATCTGGCGCTTTGTATTGAGTATCGGAAGGTGGATGCGGAGGTGATTGCGCAGCAGGATAAGATCCAGGCTAAGTTATTGGATGAGCTGCAGAAGCGTGATCAGAAATATCACCGCCTTCGCCGCACAACTTATGCAATTGCAGCCGTCTTTTTATTAACTTTGATCTTATGAATATAGCAGTATTGAAGGCCACAATGGCCGCCAAAAAATATGCCTTCTTTGAGGATGGCGAGTACAACCTGAACATCATCGGGATTCGGAATAGTTCCACCGGCAACAAAGTTACCAACGCATTCGACGATAAGCTTGTGGTTGCTTACAAAATACAAAATACTTGGGTAGTAAAAGAATGGGCTGCAACAACTGACAACGGCGGCGGGACTGCTCGCTTGGTTGCAAATCAGTACAGAGGTAGCCACGCCATTGGATTGCATCAGGGCAAATATGAGGCACTAAAACAATGCGGCCCCGTAACTGTGTACCGGGATTACACCAAAGACGGAATTTATCAAACCGATAAGACCGAGACAGGCGTTTTTGGTATTAACATTCACAAGGCTGGAGTTGACAGTGCCCGCGTCGATGACTGGAGCCACGGCTGTCAAGTGTTCAAACGCGTTGCAGATTTCAACGAGTTTATGGCACTCGCAAAAAAAGCGGCCACCATTCACGGCAACCGCTTCACATATACTTTGCTGGAATCTAAAGACCTTATTCAGCCGTTGGGTTAATGAGCTTAGCGTTTATCGCTGCAACCCCTGCGGGCTCTTCGTGTTGAATATCTACCACTTCCTCAACGCTGTGCATCCCCATCGTAATTTCGGGGGCGTAGAGACGGCCAAAGAAAGCGGCGGCACGATATCGCATCATTAGCTCAGGCATTGTTTTCCATTTGCTGCCTGCCTTGCTTACCCACCCCTCAGCGTTTGCCATTGCCATCGTAACGGCGGGGCCTTCTACGGTCTCGCCTGTTGCCTTTTCTGTTGCAACTTCCTTAATGCCTTTGTCAAGATCACCAACAAAGCGCAGGGCGGTAAACTTTCCGCAACCGTTGATTGCAGCGATCACGAATGTACTGGACCAACTCGGCCGCCCGTGAATAATATGCAGGTTTTGCATCACCATAAGAGGCGAGGCTCCAATGCGGTTTGCAATTTCCAAGGCTACCAAAGTATTGGCAACATTGCCTTTGTATTGTTGTGGCACCAAGTCTGAAGCGCTCAGGGCTTTTGCTTGGCGTTGGGCCAACTCGAAGCTGCTGAGTGGCGCGGGGTTTGTTTCTGTTATTTCTGTGCTCATAA